TTCTTCATGTAGGCCTTGCGATCCTCGGCAGGCAGCGAATGGAACCACTTGTGGGTCCGACCGTGCGGCTCCTTCGGATCGATGACGAGTGCGCCGTGCAGAGGCTGCGGCATGTGCTCGTAGTTGATCTTGAGGTGCAGCTTCTTTGCTGCCGCGTAGAAGAGCGCGACCATGAGCGACGCGGCATCGCCCGAGTGGGAGCCGAGGAAGTGCAGCAGGCCTTCCACATGAGAGGCGCCGTAGGCCGTGATGCCGAGACCACCGGACGCGAGACCGAACAGCAGGACACTGATGTCCTTCAGGCCTTGCTTGGAGGCGAACATGTCGGCCAGGCTGTAGTCACCCTTGATGCAGTTGATGACCGCGTCGACGATGCCCAGGTCGTAGTCTGCATCGCCGGTCGACGACGCGTGAAGGAATCCCCACACGAGGAAACCTGCGACTGCGAGACCCGTGACCTTGGTCAGCACCGGATGGCGATGGATCACTTCGTCCAGCTTCTTCACGCGCTCGTGGACATCGAGATGCTGCATCAGCTTCGAGGAACCGAAGGTCTCGATCAGATCATCGAAGGCCGCGAACAACGCGGTCGCCGGAAGTGCCATCGCCTTCTTGACGGCCTTGAGTAGCTTGGCGATCGAGAAGCCCACACCCTTCAGGAGTCGGAACACCGACTTCTCTTTGAAGGCCTGGACGATGGAGTCCCAGCCGATGTGAGCCGACTCGGCCAGCAGTGCTCCGACTTCCTTCAGCTCGGACCACAGCTTCTTCAGTGCACTCGGCACCTTGAACTCGAAGGCTTGCAGCTCGTGCGGATCACGCGCCAGGGCTTCGACCACTGTCGCGTACTGCTCATAGGTGACGTCGGCCGCCTCCATGAGCATGAGGCGCGTCTCAGCTTCGAGTTTCATCTCAGGCATTCCACCAGTTGGGTTCGACCATGAAAAAGGAGACGATGGCTTCGGGCGGCACGGGCACGGTGATGAACTTGAACTCCGGCTCATCGACCAGCTCGTCCTGGTACAGCACCGCGCCAGGGACCTTCGCGAGATCGATCGTGACCGCACGATACTGCGCGTTGACAGCGCGGAGCTTCGACTCATCGAACTCGCCCCACTCCTCCAGCGACCAGCGCTTGGACAGCAGCATGCCCATGACCTGCGACACGACTTCGGGCTTCTTCGACATCGTCAGGAAGATCGAGGGCTTGCCGTACTTGAGGCTGCCCTTCCACAGGCCCTGGCCTTCCTTCGTCAGCTTCAGGCCTTCGCGCTCGATCTTGCGCACGTTCTTGCCTTCGGTGAAGTGGTAGGCCAGCTGTTGCTTGGCGGCCTTCAGCTGCTTCGGGACCGGGAACGTGCCGGCGATCGTCACCAGCTTGTGAATCACGTTCGGCTGCTCGAGCTCGAAGTGAATGCCCGTCTTCTTCAGGGTCGCGAGGCAACGTCGAACCAGCTCGTTCGCAGCCTCCACACCGTCCCAGCTCTTGGTGCGAGTGAAGAGCCGCAGCGCTTCGTTCGTGATCTCGCGTGGCGTCTCGACGAAGAGCTGTGCCACGCCGTGCTGGACCTCGCCGATGGATATGGCCCACGAGCTGGACTCGAAGTCGAAGTACAGGATGGTGGGGTAGATCCCGGCGCTGTGCTGCGGCTGCACCTTGAGCCCCACCTTGTGGAGCGCTTCAGCGACCCGCGTGCGGATCACATCGGTCAGCTCGGACGTTGGCGCGAACGCCAACAGACGGGACTTGGCTTGCAGCTTCATCGTCAGGTCCTGGTTGCGTATGTACGACCTTCGAGGTCAGGGGTGAGGACACCCGACTGGAGAAAGCCGTGGTACGTGTTCGTGTCGATGCTGGGGCTCGCAGTCAAGTACGGTGCGTCGCCCGTGATGGTCCAACCGGGACCCCATTGATTCGGTTGACCGCGGATCGTGGACTTCTGATCCACGACCCAGTGCGTGTTGTCGGGCAGCACCACCGTCAGGGGCTTGCGCTTGCCGCGCCACTGCTGACGGTAGTAGTCGCTGAGCAGGTCGGACATGTGCTCTTCATCATCGAGCCAGTCCGCGCTGTAGATGGCGCCAGGTGACCCCACCTGATATGCGTTCGAGCCTTCCTTGCCCGTGCGCGGATTGCGGTACCAGCGAGTCGGGTGGGAAGACCACGCGTCCGACTCGTCAGCCTTGAAGGCCATGCCGCAGCCGTCGCAGCACAGCTGGACGCGCTTGTCACTCAGCTGCACGTAGAGGGTGTCGTCGGCGCCCGTGAAGACGTTGGAGAGACCGAAGCCGACAGGCACCTGGATCTCTGCACGATGGAGGCGACCGGGCATCTTCGGACATGCTCGCTGTTCGGCTGGAACGGAGCCGCCGCGCAGTTCGCTCTTCAGCGAAGCGCATACGAACGCGGTCTCGCGCTCCACGACTTCGAGCATGAAACACTGGATGGGATCGCTCATCGTGTCCTCCTTAAAGGGTCTGATAGTCTCCGAGGTCGGGCATGGCTTGCAGAGGACCCGTCGACAGAAGTCGATGACCAGCACCGAGACCCATGCCCATGGATGTTGGGCCCGTGTCGCTGTGCATGATCTCGGCGTCACTCTGCTTGATGAGGTTCTGGTTCTCATCATCCGGCTGATACCCGGTGTTACCCGGGTTGTCGGCATCATCCATGCCCTTGCCGATCAACTCATCGTCGACTTCGTCTTCACGCGGCAACTGGTGGTCGGCCTCCGCTTCGTCCATGTAGGTCGACGGAGGCCGATCAGTTGTGTTGACGACGGAGGCGAGGATGGAGATCAGCGAGCTCAGTCTGGCCTTCGCCTGCAGCTTCATCACAGTTCCTCGTGGAGGTGGACCTTGCCGCCGATGTGCTCCATGACCCATCCGGGCTCACCCTTCTTCGACCACGTGATCTTGGACCCGTGGTCCGCGATCTTGTAACCGAGATGGGTGAACACCAGCTTGTTCAGGTCGCGGGCGCCGATCTTGAACATGCCATCGGAGAGACGGCCGTTGCTCTTGATCTCCTGACGCCCGTTGTGCGTGAGCTCGAAGTCAGCGGTCTCGAACGTGTCCTTCAGGACCTCGAGCAGCCGAGGTCCGAGGGTCTTGAGGTCCTGCAGCGCCAGGAGTCGTGCCTTGGCGTTGAGTTTCATTTCTTCACCGACTGGATGTAGGCAGTCCCATCATGCACCGCCTTGAGCATCTCTTCGGTGCTCGCGTCGGGCTCAATGTGGACAATACGGTCGTACTTGTCGGCTTTGTGGCCGGCAGTCGGTTCCGTGTCGAAGATGTCAAAAAGCGTCTTGCCGGCGCCGAAACCACCCGTGCCGTGCCAGCCGTTGAGGACGATCCTGCGACCGTCCTTCTCAAACTCCCAGTCGTAGAGGGCACTCTGCTTGCGCTTTTTGACCTCGAATCCGGCAGACTTCAGATGCTTCTGTGCCATCGTCAGAAACTCCTCGGTCGCTTTCGAGACCTTCGGATCGACACCTGACGCGAGTAACCTGGATTTAGCTTGCAGTTTCATGATCGGCCTCAGAACGTGTTGCCGTCGTTGATGTAGTCGAAGCTGAACGTGAGGCTCAGGTCGATCACCGTCGAGCTCGCGCCGTCGAACTGCACGTCCGCGATTTCGGTGATGAAGCAGCCAGCGAGGATCATCGTCTGGCTGATGGCGCCGGCGTTGTCGTAGACGTCGAGCTCCAGGTTGACCTTGTAGGCCGCCGAGTTCGAGCCCGTGTTGTTCTTCCACGAGCGCTGGAAGTCGCGCCACGCGCGCATCGCCATGTAGGTCGAGTAGTCGACCGTCTCCATGATCGTGGCGTTGAACGTGTGCTGGTACGTGGCACGGCCGGCTTCCTGCTTCTTCATGCCGTGCAGCTCGATGCCGACGGGTTCGATGGAGCTGGAAGGCAGGGCCGTGGTCTTGCACTTGTACGTCATCGACCGCGCGATGCCGGAGGTGCCCGGGACCGTGGGGAAGAAGAGGTCGAAGTTCCAGGACTGCGCGGCGTCGGGCAGGTTCTGGATGTTGTCGTAGCTGGTACGTGCCATGTCTGTTCCTTGAGAGAGTTGGAGGCCGGTCCTAATCAAAGGACCGGCCAGGGCTCATCACTGCGTGTTGCCGTTGACCTGCGACAGGGTTTCGCTGAACGTCACACCCTGCTTCGAGATCACGATCTGCAGTTGGATCTCGTGGATCGGGATGTTCGGCACGAGGACCACCGTCACCACGAGCACGCCTGCGTTGGCCGTCGCCGCGCTGTTGTTGCCGTTGTCGCACTCGACCGTGTACGAGTTCAGGCCGTTGGCACGGACCACGGCGTCCAGGTACTGGCTGCAGCTGTTGATGATCTGGCGACGGACGGCGTCCGTGTCCATCTCTTGCAGCGAGTACAGCAGGAACTTGTACAGCGAGACCTTGATGACGTTCGTGATGCGACGCACCGACAGCCACGACAGGGCCGACTGCTGACCTGCGAGCGTCAGTTGCTCCCACAGCGCGATGCCTTGACCCACGAACGTGCGGGTGTAGGACACCTGCGCGTTGAAGAGGGCCGTGGCTTCGCCGTCATCGTAGGCGTAGCGCTGCTTCAGCACGTTCAGCAGGCCGCGGTTCAGGCCGGCGATCGAGTACGCGGGGTTCGCCACGCGATCGGTACGCGCGCACAGGGCAGCCGCCCAGCCCGAAGGCGGGTTGTAGACCTGCATGCCGTTGATGAGGTCCGCCTGCAGCAGGTCGGGACCGAACAGCGCGCTGTACGTCGAGTTGAGGTTCAGGCTCAGGTTGCGGTAGTCGATCGAAGCCTGGAACTTCTGGCTGGCCGAGGGAACGTCGATCAGGGACACGGCATCGCCGCGGGCCTGCACCAGCGAGTCGATGGCCAGCTGGTAGATCGGATCGGCGATGCCCGCGTTCACGAACACGTTCGTGCCGTACAGGCTCTTGTTCGAGAACACCTGCATCGCAGCCGCGATCTGGTAGCTGGTCGGGGTCGAACCCGACGCGCCGCCGGTCATGGCCTGCGGGCCTGCGTTGCCGATTGCGGGCACCGACGTCAGCGCCGGCACGTTCGACACCACCTGGATGTAGGACGAGAACGGGTTGATGTGGTGCTCGAGTTCCAGCTGCGTGCCGTCCGAGCCGATCTTCTGCTTCAGCGTGCAGGTCCAGGCTTCCAGCGCGCCTTGGTTCGGCTGCGTGTTGTCCGTGACGTAGACGATGAACTCGTCCGAGCCGACGACCAGGCCGCCGTCCGTGATCGGCTGGTGTCCAGTGTCGGGAACGACGGTGCCGTCATCCACGAACGTCAGAGTCGAGGCGCCGACCGTGGCCACCAGACCGTAGGTGCCGCCCGTGGCACGGCCGTACAGGTTGTAGCCGATGGCGCCGTCGACCGCATCCCAGGTCAGGGTGATGGAGGCGATCGGGACCGACAGGCCGCCCAGCACCACTTGCACCTGCGAGCTGGCCAGCGATTCGCCGGTCGGGCTCAGGGCCGACACTTGGTACGTGTAGGTCGCAGGCGACATCGAGCCGCTGCCGGTCTGCGCGTTGGCATCCAGGCCGGTCGGGGCTTGCACGGCCGCCGTCGCGATTTCGATCGAGTAGTTGTTGCCGTAGGAGCCGGGGCCGCGGTTCGGGTAGAACAGGGCGATGGCCTTTTCACCCGGGCTCACCAGGGTGCTCAGGTCCGTGTTCAGCGGGTCGGCCGTGACCTGACCCTTCAGCACGGTCGTGCCCGAGCTGTTGGCGTACATCAGCACGCCGGCGTATTCGGCACCGGCGCCGACGACGCGCAGGCCCCACGCCTGGTTGCCTTCGGTGAAGTAGTTCAGGCCGGCCTGGACCGTCATCGAGATCGACGGGTCCGGGTTGCCGTATTCGTCGAGCCAGTCCCGAGCGTTCGTGAACAGCAGGGGATGGGTCGAACCTTGCTTCGAGATCACGGGGACCGCAGCCACCGTGACCGACGTGCTGGTGATGACGGAGCTGAGGTTGATCTCGGTGACACGGATGTCCGATGCGCGGGAAACGAGCTGGGTCATGATTATTCAGCCTTCGTGTCGTTGGTGACGGGAGCCGGAGCCTTGGCCACCGCGGTGATCTTCACGGCCGCGCTCGACTTCGAGGCTGCGGCGGCCGCGTCGCTGATCGGTGCCTGCGGGATTTCCATCGGGGTCTCCGACTTCGAGTCGGCGAAGGTCTTGACCTTGGAGCCTTGCTGACTCAGCCAGTTCGTGTTGACCTTGTAGCCGTCCGGGATCGTGACGCGGCGGCTGGGTGCCACGGTTGCGTAGTCGACCTTGCCGTCGGGTGTGACCAGCTTGACCGGCACCGCGTGCTTGTTCAGGTTCAGAACGTCCATTTTGGGGTCCTCTAGTTGAAGGGGAAGAACTGCTCGCCGGGCTTCGGTGGCGGGCCGTCAGCAAGAACGACCTGATTGATCCGACCGCGCGTCATCAGCAACGCCTCGGAGAGCCAACCGTGGATCGTGACGTTGGTGGTGACCGTGTAGACGGACTCGGTCTCTGCCGGATTCTCGCGCTTCGGGATCTGCAGGCTGTCCGTCAAGGTCGATGTGACCGTGAGCTTGGAGAGTCCATAGTCGATGCCGAAATTCAGCGCACCATTGCGCCGCGTGAACCACCACCGGCGCTTGAAGAAGTCGACCGAGTCCTCATTGCCTTGGAACTTGTCGGTGATGTACGTGACCTCGACCTCGAAGTTCGTCGGCAGCACCTTCACGGTCTGGAACTGCTTGCCGTCCTGGTTCATCGTCACGGGGATACCATGACGAGCCAGGCGGTTGGTCGGATACGACTCCGTGTTCGGGCTGGACCCGGACTCGTAGAGGAACAGGTACGGATACTCGGGCTGACGGTTACCCAGCATCGTCTTCAGGGTCGGGAGCGCGTCAGGGCTCTGAACCCAAATGGCAGGGGCACGGAACTGGCTCTGCATCCGCTGCTCGAAGCCCGCCCGCACGAACTTGTCTACTGGGTCGATTTCGGTTTGCGGCTTAGCGTCCATGTTCGATGCCCATAAAATTAGGGGACAAAGGTCGCAGCATAGTTAAATGCTGCGACCCATGTGAGAAAAGGGAGCACGAGGGCTCCCTTTCCAAAGCACCGTAGGGTGCGGCTCGTGCTTACTTGCCGTCGCGGGTGCGCTTCATCGACGACAGGACTTCCGCCATGCGGCGGCCGGCCACCACCGGCTCGACCGGGGCTTCGTCGACTTCTTCGTCCTCGACGACGTCGTCGAGCGGGTCACCGTCGAAAGCGTCGGCTTCGATGACGGGCTCCTCCTCGATCACCTCTTCGGCGACCGGGGCTTCTTCGACCATTTCCTCCGCCGCTTGCACGCGCTTCGCGGCCGAGACCGGCTTGGCTTGCGTGGGCTTCGTCGGAGCCGCGGCGGGCTTCGCAGCCGCCGTGGTCGTCACGGGCTTGGTCGCGGGCGTCGCTTCCTTCGCGGCCTTGTTGGAGGCCTCGAGTTGGGCGAACGCCACGCGGTTCGTCGCTTCGATCGTGTTGATCGCGGCCTGGATGTCGGGCTGCTTCATCGCCTTCGCGAAGAGGCGCGCCGCCAGGACTTCGTCACCGTCGCGATGCATCGCCTGCGCGGCCAGGGCCAGGCAGTCGAGCGCGCGGTTGTACTTCAGCATCGGCTGGGCCATGTCAGTTCTCCTGGTTGCGTTGGGTTGCGTCTGTTTCGGACCAACCAGGGAGGGCCGTCAACTAGTGACTAAGCCCTCCCCGGCCGATTCGATTACAGGCGGTAGCCCTTCGCGAAGGAGCGGCTGTTCGCCACCGACACGGCCAGGGCCTCGTGCAGCACGAAGCCGCGACCCGGGATCTTCTCGATCGAGATGTCGATCGGGGTCGACTGCAGGCCGCCGCGATCCGAGTACGCGCCGTGGTTCAGGGCGTCCGAGATCACGAAGAACTCGCCTTGGCCCAGGACCTTGTGCTCCGGATGACGGAACGCGTCCGACGTGACGGTCATGCCGTACATCGTGCCCAGCTCGCCGGTGAGCAGGAGCTCGTGACGGGCCACCGGGTCGATGGCGGTGAAGAAGTCGGAGTTGCCGACCACGTCCTGCCACAGGTCCGTCGCCATCAGCAGGTGCGCGCCCTTCAGACCCCAGCGGGTCACGTTGGTCACGACCGTCATCAGGCTGTACGGCGTCAGCTGGCCCGACACGATGGTCAGGTTGTTGTCGACGCCGACCAGGCTCTGCAGCTGGTTGTAGTAGAGGCGGTCTTCCGCCACCATCGTGGCCTCGACGGCCTCGATGTACTTCTCCTGCAGCACGTCGCCGCTGGACTGGTTCAGTTCCACCTGCGGGATGAACGGACGGGCCACGACCGTCAGTTCCGGCGGGGTGAACCACTTGTCGCGGGTGATCTGCGACTCGACCTTGGTCGGGCTGGTGGACCAGACCGCGGTCACGTTCTTGTTGCGCAGCGGGAAGCGCGGGATCGAGCCCATCTCGACGTCGATCTTGGCCAGGTACTTGCGCATGAAGCCCTGACGATTCGCCGTGATGTACAGCGACTCGCTGATCTTCTCGCCGAGCACGCGGTGGGCCTCGGGGCTGTTGAACGCGGCACGGACCAGGTCCTTCGACTCGGAAGCCGTGATCGCGAGCATGTTGCCGGCCGACGCTGCGGTCAGGAACTTGCGTTGCTGTTCCAGCAGGTCGCGCTTCGAACTCGCGTTCAGCTCGCCCTTGCCGGAGCCCTGGTAGCGGCCGACGAAGGATTCGCCACCGTCGACCGGGCGGAGGTCGGCGGCGAGCACGGGCGACTTGGCCGCGCGGATGTTCACTTGGGTACGCATGTTGAGAAACTCCTGATTGGTTGATGTGTGTCAGACGACCGATCAGGCGGCGCTGAACTCGATGCCGAGGAACGGCACGTCCTGCGTCGGCTGCGCGACCACGTAGGCACCGACCAGGGCCACGCCGGAGCCGCCCACGGTCAGGATGCCGCCGGCGCCCAGGTTGATCGAGGCGGGCGAGAACCAGTTGACCGACGCGTCGAACTGGTCGGTGTAGATCAGGCCGCGCTTGATGAGGCCGATCTGGCCGACGTAGGCACCGGCGTAGCCGCCGGGTTGCACGTCACCTTGCATGGCGCGCGCCTGGATCACCGAGGCCGGGTACTTGTAGGTCACCAGCACGGTGTCGCCGGAGGTCAGGCCGTTGACGGTGTTGCCCACGACGGTCACGCCACCCGTGATGGGGACGGCGGCGCCGGTGGTCGAGTCGAAGACGAAGACCTGGCCGGCTTGCGGCGCGAAGGCCAGCTGCACGGTGCCCGAGGACGGGACGATGAACTTCTCGACCTTGGACAGGTACGCGGCCGCGAACGGGGCAGCGCTGACGCCGGCGAACGAGAAGCCGGCGAAGAGCTCGCCGCTCGTGCCTTGCGACGGGGTCACGCCGGTGGACGTGGCGCCCGCGGCGCGGACCAGGGCTTGGCCCTCGGCGGTGATGGCGGCACCGGAAGCGACGACGGTTTCGCTGCTGTCCGGGAACTTCGAGAGAGGCAGGTAGAGCATGTGGACTCCGTTGGAAAGTTGGGAAGGAGATCAGCCGACCAGCGACTGGTTGCCGAACAGCAGCTTGTTCACGCTGGCCATGTCGGAGATGCCAGCGGTGACCTTGCCACCGGGTTGCGAGAGACGACGGGGGCCGGCCGACGAGAGGGCCGCGGTCACCGACGACGGAGCGCCGATGTCCTCGAACTCGTCTTCCGTGTCGTCGCCATCGACTTCGCTGTCGACCTCGGTGCCCGCGTCATCCACGAAGTCCTCGTCGCTGGTCATGTCCAGCGCTTCAGCGTGGTTGTCACGGACTTCCTCGGGCATGGCAGCGATGCGTTGCGCGAGGGTGAGGATCGACTTCGCGTACTCGACGCCGTGTTCGGCGAACGCGGCCGAGATCAGGGACTGCGCGCCGCGCACGCCGGCCTGCTTGAGCTGTTCGAGCAGAGCGGCCTTGAGCGGGTTGGGCGCATCCTTGAAGTAGCGCTTGTTGATGCCGACGGCGGCGATGGCCAGGCTCTGTTCCATCGCGGCGTTCTGCTTGGCAATGGCTTCGACGCGCGACTTCATGCCGGCTTCGACCTTGGCCTGCACGACACGGCTGGTGGCCTTGGAAGCCGACAGCGTGACCTTGGCCAGCGTGAAGCCTTGTGCCACCAGGCCGCGACGCAGGCCCTTGGTGTCGATCGCGTGAGCGACGACGTCCTGGTACTGCGGGGTCTGGTACACGTCCGTGACGTTGAGCTTGCGCGCCGCGGCCGGACCCATCGAAGCGATGATGCGGTTGCTGCGGATCACGTGCACGGCGGCGCCGATGGAGGCGAACGCGAGGGCATCACTGCCTTCGCCGTCTTCCACGTTGTCGACGTCGACCAGCGGCATCTGCTCTTCAGCAGCGGCCGGGGCTTCGGCTTCGAAGTCGGCGCATTCCATCGCCGGGGCTTCGTTCGGCGCGCCCGCGCCCATGTCGGCTTCGACCGGGGCTTCCGGGGCCGGGGCTTCGAAGCCCACGTCCTCGAACTCGTCGTCGTCCAGGTCGTCGGCGCCGGCGCTCAGCGACGGGAGGTCGTCGAACTCGGTGCTGGCGGCCATCGGATCGGACTCGTCGTCTTCCTCGAACTCGTCGGCACCCGGAGCTTCCGGCGCCGGGGCGTCGTTCAGCTCGTTCTCTTCGTCGGCACTGGCGTTGTGGACGACGGGCATGCCCGCTTCCTTCTCCAGGTAACCGGCGCCGGGATCGACGTCGTTGTCGAGCTGCGAGATGTTGCCGCTGGAAGGCATGGTCTCGTCCTTCAGCGACTGGGCAGGTGCGCCGTTGGCTTGCACCGCCGGCTTCTTCTTGGCCGCGGCCACCGGCGTGGCGCTGGCGGTCGTGGGGGCCTTGGTCTTGCCGGGCATCTTGGGCTCCTCTTGCGAATGCGTGGGGCCGGACTCGAGGCTCGCGGGGTCGATGAGCATCATCGGCTGTTGCGAGTTTTCGAGACCTTGGTCGCCCTGCTCGACCTTGAGATCCTTGCCGTTGCCGTCATGGGTCATCGTGGTCGAGGCTGCTGCGTGAACCTTGTCGGTCATGAGCACTCCTTGGGTCAAAGTTGATGAGTAGGTTAGCCAAAGCGTACTAGTCCGCTCAGGCTAACCCGCTCGCGTTCTCAGGCGTTCCCGCCCGCAAAATAAAAATGTATGTCGCAGAATCCGGGCGAAATCAGAGGTGCACCCGAAAGTCAGGGCGAGAAAAAGGCCGTGACTCGTTGCCAAGTCACGGCCTTGTTCGTTGATCTCGCTTTACAACTGCGTTCTCACATCCGCATCGAGTGGTGTGAAACGCCGTTTCAATTCCGGAGCATCACTTGCTCTCCGGCGATTGTGACGGCGCTGCAATTTGGTCTCCAACGACGCGAGTAATACGTAGTCACCAAGTAGGTGACGAACCGAGATGCGTGCAATGACTACACCACTGATGGTGACGCCATGACGATTCGGCCACTCGTAGACCTTGCCTCGAATCTTGCAGCACCTGTTGGAGTCTGCAAGTCGCACACCGGTGCGAGCCTGAACGAAGCAGTGGATCGGAAGTGGATCGGAGAAAGAGTCGCCAACCAGCACGAGGTCGGCGTCGAGTTCATCGTCCCTGTGCGCGATCAGAAACGCGGCCACGGCTTGCCGCGCGTCTGTCTGCACCTTGTCTAGAGGTCGGAGCCCTGGCTGCAGCATGGCAACCAGTGTACCGACATATGCACGCTGGGACGGATCGCTCAGGTGCGTCTTCATGGTCTCCCTCGTTTGAATGCAGTCGACCCTCTCGACGACCGCACGCACACTTAGGTTTTCTCGGTTCTTATTGGTTCGTCTTCTGCGCCTTGACGGCGCTGGCGCTCGAGCCCGCGTTCTTCAGGCGGGCAACGGCGCCCACCTTCATCGGGTTCGGAGCTTCCGCGTTGGCAGCGGGTTCGGCATTCAGACCGACAGCTCGCGAGCCACCGTTGCCGAGCCTGGCAACCGGTTGCGTCTGCGGTGCGGTGTTCTCGCTCGTGTGCAGCGAGGTCGAGGCTCCGAGTTCGGAACCGAGGCGGCTCTTGGCCTTCAGCTTGATGTCGTTCATGGTCGTCCTTCAGCCGTAGTAGGCGCTCTCTGCGTTCTTCATCAGCATGAAGCCCAGGTTGTAGGCTTCTTCCCAGGTCAGGGCGATGTCCTTGCCCGCGATCTTGAGCTCGATGTTCGGCACGCCGTCCATGAGGTTGCCGCCATACTTCTGGTCCATCTCGCGCAGCTTCTTCGAGTCCGGAGTCTCGTCCTCACTGTCGATCATGACGCGCACCTGCGCGTGACCGCCTTCCTTGGTCTTGAGACCGTAGGTGCCGGTCGACGGACTTCCCGTGAACGTCTTCTTGAACGTCTTGTCCCACGGGATGTTGGTCGCGGTCACGACACGTGCGATGGCTGCGGCGACGAGCCGCGACTTTGCTTGCAGTTTGGTCATGGTGTCACCAGCTCATGATGTGGTCGGACATGGCCGAGACCCAGGCGGGATCGCGGACGATGGAGTACTCGATCGGCGACAGGCCGTGAGCGTTGAGGTACGCGATGCGCTGCTTGCCCATGTAGTCCACGAGCTTCCAGTTGACCTCCTTGGTGGAGCCCACGTGGTTGCAGTTCATGAACTTGTTCTCCGTGGCTTCGCGACCGCAGACCGCGCACGAGAACCTGTCAGCCAGCGCACCCATCGAGCCGGTCGTGATCTTGCCTTCGAGCAGCTCCTTCGCGATGTCGGGGTACTTGTTCTTGTCGACGCCGACCAGACCCATGACCTTCCAGTGCTTGCCGCGCCCGAAGTTCGTGATCTTGGTCAGTGCCGTGTCGAACATGACACCGTAGGCCTTGGTCCAGTCCTCGTTGTCGTGCTCGAGGTGAATCGGGCAGCCGGTCCAGGCCTTGTAGACCTGGCGGTTCATCGGAGGCGGCTGGAAGGCGATGAGCTCTTGCAGCGGGAAGCCGATGCCGTTCCGATTCGGGAAATCCGACGGGCAGATCGGCATCGACTTCATGATGTAGTCCTCGATGTGAGGACTGATGTGGTACGTCTTTGCCGCGAACGGCAGCCACGTCTCGAAGTCGAGCTTGCGAACCATCTCGGCCGCTTCGGTATCCGGCTTCGCATCTGCATCGAAGGCCGGCTCCTCGCTGACGCCCACGCCCTTGATGAGCGTGGCGGCCGTGAGCATGCGATCACGCTCCTCGCGGTCGAAGTACTGTGCGGGAAAACGGCCACCCATGTCAGACTCCTGCGAGGAAGAGCATCGTGCCCTTCTTGGCGAAGGTGATGCGGAGTGCGGTCGCGACCGGAGTCGTGAGCTTGGAGATGCCGTTGCCGACCGCGACCGTGGTGTCGGGATGCCAGTGGCTCGGCTCGCCAGCCGCAGGAGTGTCCTGCGAGTGGTTGAGCGCGAGGTCAGGCTCGACCAGCGTGGTATCGATCTGCACGGTGCCGCCGGTGATGGCGGCCGCCTGCGCGAAGATGCCCTGGTACAGCTGGCCGTTGTGCACCATCAGCGCCGTGATGGGCAGGTAGATGATGTCACCATCGGCATCCGCGACGATGGTGACACGACCGAAGGGGGCGCGCTGGCGGGCGACGCCCGAGCCGGAGCCCGAAGCGCCGAGGCCACCAGAGCCGCCACCGTTACCGACGATTCGGGCCATGCGTTACTCCTTGGTTTCGGTCTGGTTGGCGGTCGACTCGACGTGCGTCGGATCGGTCGAGGCTTGCACCTGCGAGTCGGCAGCCTGTTGAGCAGCGACCGCAGCGGCCTTCTCGGCTTCCGCATCAGCCTTGGCCTTGGCTTCCGCGGCAGCAGCCGCTTCGGCTTCAGCCTTGGCTTGGGCTTCGGCAGCCGCCTGGCGTTCGATCGCAGCCTGGGCTTCCTGGGCTTCGGCAGCTTGCACCGCAGCAGCTTCGGCTGCGGCCTTCTCGGCGGCAGCGGCTTGCTCGGCTTCTTCCGTCGCTTCGTCTTCTTCGGTGTCGACCGGCTGGCCTTCGAAGCTGAAGCCCGGCTGTTCGGCGACGGCGACCGGCGGCGCTTGATGCGCGGCGTGCAGATCGGCGACCGAGATGGTGTTGGCGGTGGACCCGGGGATCGGATCGGTGTTCAGCAGCGGGCTGTTGTTCAGCGGCGGCTCCACGATCTTCTTCCCGGTCTCGGGGTCGAAGCGGTCCTTCGCCTTCTCTTCGACCTTGGCCACGAGGTGCGTGACGCCGGAGACCAGCGCGTGCGCGCCCTTGGCCAGCTCGGCCTCGAACTCGTGGAAGTTGTCGCCGATGTGGCCCATCCCGATGTTGGTCAGGTAGTCACGAGCCATCTGGAACTCGTGCTTGAGGAAGCCTTCGCCTTCGGAGATCAGAAAGCCGGCTTCGGCCATCGCCTTCTTCAGCGGAATCACAGAGAGATTCGACATGTCACAGTCCTTTGTGTGGATCAGAGAGCGGGCGAGACCGTAGTCTCACCCTGTCTCATGAAATTGCGGTCAGCCCTTGCGACCACGACGTTGCGGTTGCACTTCTTCTTCGTCCTCGCCTCCAGCCTCCGGCGCGGCATCGACTCGGAAATCGAGCGTGTCGTCGTCCTTCGGCACCAGCTTCTTGACCTTCTTCGCCTGCAGCTTCAGCTCGTCGCCGTTCATGACCTTGACGCCGGCTTGCAGCAGTTGGTTGATGACCTTGGCTGCACCGCTGAGGTTGTTGACGAAGACCGACAGGGTCGGATCGGCCAGGCGCCACGTCATGCCCGGCACCTTGTAGCGGCTGGAGGTCGCCAGCTTGGTGCCAGGGAAACCGCCGCCGTAGGGCAGACACATGTAGGCGACACCGAAGTTCGGGTTGACCCCGTTCTTCTCGGCTTCACGGATCGCGATCGGGTCGGTGTCACCACCGTCGGTCACGAGTGCGAAGAGGCAGAGGCTCTTCTTGTCGGCACGCGGCTTGAACTCCTGCCGCATGTAGTTGCGGAAGTTGCCACCAGCCATGAGCCGCGCGTAGCGCCGGGAAGTCGCGATGTTGCCACCGGTCAGTTCCTGCGTCAGCACGTCGAACGCGTCGTTGTCGACCTTGTCGTCGACCTCGAAGCCGGCTTCGGCCCACACTTCAGCCTGCTTGAGGAGCACGCGCGCATTCTTGATACGCGCTTGCATGTAGGCCGGATCGCGACGGAAGCCCACGGCCTCGAGTGCCTTGACCGCCGACTGGTTCGTGCCGATGTCGTAGGTGAGACGCATGTAGCCGTTCAGCATCGACAGCTGCAGCCCGATGCTCATCTTCGACTTGCGGTCGAGGATCTTCACCTGGTTCTTCAGCTTCTCCTTCTCTTCGGCCTTCTTCTTCAGGTCGATCTGGCGCTGGCTGATCTTCGCCTGCTTGACGACCAAGCCCGGCACCGTGATCGGCGCGGTCATTTCCAGACCGGCCGCCTGCGCGATCTTGTTGCGCATGTCGATGCCATTGGTCTCGGTCCGTGTCATGACGAAGACGTTGGTGGCCTTGAGACCACGCGCCTTGGACCCGTCTTCGAGCAGCACGTGAACGCGAGAGATGAAGTTGCCCTTGCCGAGTGCAGCAGCGCCGAAGATCGTGCCGTCGCCGAACTCGCAGTGACACCGCATGCCCATGACCTTGGCACGCTGGGCCTTGATGACGGCGCTGTCCTTCGAGTCGTCATCGTCGTCGCCGGTCGGCACCTCGTCCTCGTCGTCCTCGCCGGTGAGTTCCATGCCCAGGTAGTTGTCGACCCGGACCAGGCCCATCTCCGACGCCTTGTAGAGCTCGGTGCCCTGGGCGTAAGGCACGCGGGCCAGCAGTGCTGCACCCGGAGGTGTAGGCGCCTGCGCGACCTGCGTGAACTTGAAGCCGCCCTCGGCGATCATCTTCTCCTTGTACTCGCGGTTCTCGGCCTTCACCGTCTCGCTGAGCATCTCCATCGAGTCCTTGTAGGCGGCAAGGTTCGAGTCGAAGTCATTCATCGTGACGATGGTGTCCAGCGTCATAGGAATGACGGGGATCTCCGGGATCGCCTGGTAGTTCGGGTTCGTCGGGTTGTCGAACTTCGCGAGCTGCACGATCTTGGCACGCAGGCGCGCAGCCTTCGTGATGTCGATCGTCTTGTCGGCCACGATGGTGTCGAAGATCAGCTCTTCGCGCTTGTCGCCGCCCTTCGAGAAGTTCGGGCGTTCGATACGCGAGTCACCTTGCTCCTGTTCACCCGGCGTCCACACGCCTTCCATGCGGATCAGCATGCCGGCCTGCTGCAGATTCAGACCGACTTCCAGGCTCTTGCGGATGCCGATCATCCAGCGGATCTTCGGATCTTTCTTGAAGGCGTTGACCATCTCGGTCTTGCTGCTGGTCTTGTAGAGCAGCCCGCAAGCCTTGAGGTCGTCAGGCATCGCCTCGAACAGCGAGTCGGTGGACTCGTTGTAGTTGGTGAAGACCAGAGCCTTCGAGTCGTGCGTGTCGAGGTACTCGCGCAGTCGACGCGCCAGCAGCAGCGCCTTCGGGCTCTTGAGGTCGTCGCCCGAGAGCGGCGGCACACGTTGGCCTTCAGCGTTGATGAAGCCGTTCTTGGCGTACGGATGGAAGGCCGGGTTCGTGACGAAGCGCTCGATGTCGGCCAGGTACGGCTGGATGGCCGGACCGATGTCGTCCACGTCGTCTTCCGAGTCGTCGTCGGCATCCGGGTTCACGTCGCCGAGGTCGCCGAACTTCTCTTCGTCCTCGGCAGTCGCCTTCTTGCCCGTCAGCTTCTCCAGAAGTGCCTTCGCGTTCTTGTCGGTCTCGGCGGCCTTGCGGATGCTCGAGATCATGTCGTCGAAGATCGCGTCGTACATCTCCTTCTGCCGAGGCGTCAGCGTCACCATGGAGAACTGGTCGGAGCGCGGGGGCAGGGCGCAAGCCCATTCCTTGCGCTTCGCCGGCGCCCACACCACAGTCTCCTTCAGCTTCGACAGCACGGTCGAGACCGCATTCGGGCCGGTCTGGTTCCACTGCAGCACGCGCTGACCGCTGATCTTCGCGCCGTACTTCTCGTTGAACTGCGCACGGGTGCCGAAGACCGTCGGGTCCAGGATAGCCATCTGGCCGGGGAGGTCGGACGGCGAATCCGGGTTCATCGTGCCCGAAGCGATGCGCTTCTTCTTGATGTCGGCGACCAGGGTCATCACCGACTTCATGCGAGCCGAGCCCGTGTTGCGCAGGAAGTGCGATTCGTCCATGAGGACGTAGCCAGGCTGGAACTGACGAATCAGGTCGATGACCGGGTAGACCGTGATGGTCGACGTGCCGTAGACGGTCGCGCGCGAGCGGAACTTCAGCGCGTCGTAGTCGACCACCAGGATGGTGTTGATCGGCGCCGCTTCCATGATCTCCTTCAGGCGCGGGAGGCCCGAAGTGCGCACGTTGTAGCTCGTGATCGGAATCACGTTGATCTTGCCGTCGGTGAACTCGACGATTTCCGACACGTAGTTGGCCACCAGGTGGCTGGGGCACATCACGAGGTAGGGCGACGACTCGCCGTGCGCGATCTCGTACAGGATGTCCGTGATCGCCAGCATCGACTTGCCACCACCGGCGTCGACCGGCCACGCAGCGAGGTCAGGACGACCGCGCATGATGTTGCGGATCTTGGCTTGGTGGGGCAGAAGACCCGACTCTTCCTCGCTGAACTTGCGCGTCAGCAGCGGGGCTGCCGGCGGAGTCCAGTTCTTGTCCACGCCTTGCAGAGCGGCCGGCTTGTTGATGGCCGCGGCCTGCACCGTCGTCGTGGCGAGATCAGCGCCGTAGGCAGCGAGCACCTGGATCTGACCCAGCTGGTCGGTCATCGTGGTCACGGCGTACTTGACGAACAGCGACTCGATGTTCCTCACCATCGTGGCCGCGAGCGTGACGATGAACCGTGCGACGGGCTGGATCGCGAGCTCGGCTTCCACGTCAGGCGAGTTGTGGTCGCCTCCAACGACGTTGAGGCTGTCCATCAGCCAGTAGCCGGTCATGAACTGCGCGTTCGTCAGCTCGTAGTACTGCTTGAAGGCGAACTTCGCGTAGTCCTCGATGCTGAGGTCGTCGCTCGCGCCGGGGAAGTCCTCGATCTTGGCGCCGTAGTTCCGGGCCACGATGCTCAGGTTGCAGGCCTCCGCGTAGTGGCTCATGCGCGTGATGAATGCATCCGGGATCGGGCGCTTCAGCAGGTTCATGGCCATCGACGCGTTGCACTTGCGCATGTGCGCCAGGTCGAGAACTTGCGGCTTGCCGGTCGAGTCCGAGTACGTGAACTTGTTGTTCACCCAGTCGGTCAGGATCGGGATGTTGATCGGGAGCTGCGGCTTGCCAGCCGAGCCCATCCGGCGCAGCGCGAACTCGCCGTCACCTTGTTGACCGGCAGCGCTGAACATGGACTCGTACTTGTTCGTGTTGTTGCAGGCACGCGGAATCCAGATCGGCTCGCCCTTCAGGTTGATGGTGATGTTGTTCTCGTCCACGCGCTCGTCGGACTCGAGATGCTTCGGCAGCGTCTCGGCGATGCGAGAGATCGAGGTCGCGCTCTTGCCGTACTGACGGCTGACGTACTCGGCCTCGACCCACATCGTGAACAGCGGGTACAGGTCGACCGGACGGATCTCGGCCCAGTCGGTCGAGATCAGGTAGCAGGCCTCGACCGGCTTGATGACGAACTCGAGGAAGATCGTGACATGGCGGCTGTCAACCTGGTAGCCGACGCCGCGCAGGCACTGGCTGAACATCGTGGTCGCGTCGGCCTTGATGCCGGCCTTGGCCACGACCTGCGAACCCGGGAACAGGGTGTACTGCGGAGTCTCGGATGTGAGGCCGGCCTGGCAGACTTCGATGTACTTGTTGCGGGCTTCGTCGGTCATGGACTCGCCGCCGAACAGCTGCAGCACGAAGTCGACCGATTCAGGGCTCGCAGTCGTCAGCTGGACGACCGGCAGCTTCAGCAGGAAGTGCGAGTCGTTGCCGGCGTTGACCTTGCGCAGCGACGTGTACTGGTTCAGGCCCCAGTCGATGCGCTTCTTCTCCCACTCGGCGATGGCCTGGTTGAGGTTCTTGCGCTCCTTGCGCTGCTCCGGCGTCTTGGCGGCAGGCATCTTGCCGACCGGCATGGCCGACATGTTCATCAGCGGTGCGAAGGCGAGCTTCAGCATCGTCTTGCGCGGGTCACCGCTGTACATCCAGTTGAAGACACCGAGGAAGCCCTGCTGCTTCTGCTCCTTGGTGACGTCGAACTGGCTGTTGGGTACCAGGTTCGTGCGCGGCCGCTTCACCAGGGCCGCCCTGAGCTTGCTAACGGGCAACGGCAGGAGCGGTTGGCCGATGCGTTCCGATGCGATGGCGTTCATTGAATTCCTCTTTGGACTTGATGATGGCCTGGAAGTCATCCAGTGTCTTGATTTCGTCGCCTCGGAGTTGTCCCTCCCGAAACGCGAGATAGAGTTCCTTGTACCTGCGGGCCGCGAGCGGACTGAGGCTGAGCAGGAACGGTGCATCCCGGAGTTCAGCCTTCATGATCTTGAACTTGGGATGCGTGATTGGGTAGCCGCGCCGCTTCAGGAAATCATTCTTGGCGTGGTCGAGTGCCTGCTTGAAGCTGGTGCCCGCGCATTCGCCAGACGCTCCCTGGTAGCGGTAGTCGAAGCTGACGTAGGTCATAGGTGTCGCACTCCTGTCGAGTCGCGAGCTCGGTACGTGTTCATCAGCGGCTTCCACAGCTCATCGAGGATGAACTGCTCCTTGGCACGGAGATCGGGACCCGTGTTCATGCCTGGCGCGTAGACCGGCACGAGCGGCGCCCTGATTTCGTAGCCGATGAACCACTGCCGTGGATTCAGGGTCTCGCGGTTGTAGACGAAGACGAGCAGACCAGGGTCGAGCTCGCACCGGTAGCGGCGCTCCGAATCGCGGATGCGGCTGAACCTGTAACCGCCGGGCATACGGAACAGCCGGGTGTGCCACTCGGGGTCTTCGATCTTGAACTGCGCTTGCACGAGGATCGAGAAGCCGTAGCTCTCGATTCGGGCCTGCCGCTCCAAGTTGTGCCACGGGCTCAGGCCCCGCATCAGTCGGCTCACATTCAAGAACCTGACCAGGTGCCGGCGCTGGGTCCAGAGGTAGTTCCTGATTGCGATGTTGGTGTCCGCTTCCGGCATCACAAATGGCAACAGGCCAGCCGATTTACAACCCTCCTTGTAGCGTTGGAGAGCGGTAACCCATGCTGACCGTGTGTCGGAGGGAAGACCCGAGCACGCTGCAAACCAGATATTTACAGCGTGCGGGTTGAAGTTGTGCGGGAAGTCCAGAGGCCCTGGTGGCCGCTGGAGCAGCTTCGAGTACGGGCCCATGTGGGACTCCTAGATGGTGGGAGGGCCTTGGCTCACGTCGTCGATGAGGAGCGGCTGATCGGTCGGCGGCTCGACGCCACCGTCGTTGTTCGTCAGCTCCTGCACGACCGGCTCGTCTTCCTCGTCGTCGCCGTCGATGAGCATGTCGAAGGCCGCGCCGTCGGAGATCGGATCTTCGGTCGACGCCAGCGTCTTCGCATTCGCCATGGCGATCACCTCGTCGTCGCTGAGCGGTCGGCCGGCTTCGGCCTCGAGTTCCGCGCGATAGCGCTTGCCGGCTTCACGCACCTCGGCTTCGGTGAAGAGGCGGCTGGCCGTCGTGTCGAGCTTCAGCGGGTCTTCGCCGTTCGGATCGGCAGGATCGACGTCGCCTTCCATGATGCACGGCTGCTGCGCGGAGCTCGTGTCGGCGCCCAGGATCACGTCGTCTGCGGCTTCCGCCTCGTGGTCTGTGGCGGGCAGGTCGCTCGGGTTCGAGGTCGGCAGCGATCCGAAGTCCGACGTGTCGTTGGCCGTGACCGGCTTGGACGCGCGCTCGAGCTCGGAGATCAGGTTCTCGTAAGCGGTCACCGCATCGGTGTGACCACGGGCCTTTGCGGCGGCGTGGCCGCGGCGTGCATCGCCCAGCTCGGTCTCGATCACGCGCCGCGAGTCGTCGTCGACGCTGGCGAAGAAGGTGGCCGAATTGGACACGGGCTGCGTCGGCTGGTCGTAGGTCGAGCTGGCGAGCAGACGTTGCTTGGCTTGGAGTTCGAGATTCATTTGCTGTGGTCCCAGTGTT